TTTGATCCAGAATCAAAGAAGTTCTACAAGGGTGTTTATGTTTCTGCATACATTTCTAAGGGAGCACAGGATGCCTGGGAAAAAGTTCTAGATGGAACATATACAGGTTTTTCTATTGGTGGAAGAATGAACAAGTGGGATGACGCATATGATGAAAAAGCAGATGCACAAATTAGAATTATTAAAGATTATGATCTTATTGAATTGTCACTAGTTGACTCACCAGCAAATCAATTTGCAAGCATTATGTCAGTTCAAAAGGTTGATGGTATTGATGTTATTAAGGGTGACGAAACAGTTCTAGAAAACGTATTCTATGACAAGGAATCTGGTATAGTAGTTACATCAGAAGAAGAAACACAGATTAGTCCTGTATCTGGAGAAGAGATGCAGAACATTGGTTTTGTTGAGAAAGATGATTCTGAAAAAGCAGACATGATAAAATTCTTAGTTGATAGTGCTAAAGGCATTAGAACTTCTAAGATTAACAAGGAGGTAAACCATATGACAGAAGCAACAGAAGTAGTAGATACTCCAGTTGAAAATGCAGAGGTTGCTCCAGAGGCACAGCCAGCAGAAGTTGTTGAAACTCCTGCAGTCGCTGAAGAAGCAGTGGTTGCTGAAGAAGCACCTGCAGCAGAAGCAGTTGATGGTAGTGCAGAATCTACTGATGCAGAGGAAGCACCAGTAGAAGAAGAGAAGACAGAAGAAGCAGTTGCAGATGCAGTTGCTGATGTTAAAGAAGAAGTTGCTAAGGCACTTGCTGAAATTAACACTTCTCTTACTAATGCCTTTGGCGATCTCGCTGCAACCGTTAAGTCTCTTCATGAGCAGGTAGCAGCAGTAACGAAGTCTCTTGATAATGTAACTGGTGAAGTTAACAGCATCAAGGGAAACTTCAATGAGTTTGGCAAGCGAGTTGATGCCGTAGTTGCAGACACCGCTTTCCGCAAGTCTGGCGATCTAGGCGAGATCGTGCAGTTTGAACCTGTAAAGGTTCAGAAATCCCTATGGGGCGGTCGTTTCCTCAAATCAACCGACCTATTAAACTAAAGATATAAAATCACTAGGAGGTGAACAATATGTCGGAACAAAATACAGATATCGTAAAGAATTATCCTGGATCACCAACCGAATCACACGCCCATAACGGCGACGGTGCATTCGCATCTGGTGCTATCGGTGGTGCAACAACCACAGATGCCAACGGTAATCTTTCACCCGCTGCTTCGCTTGGTAACATTGCTACAGCGAACTTCGGATCAACATCTGGCGCAAATGCTGTAAACCCAACTGGAACACCAGGTGGTATTCTAGCACCAGAGCAGGCTCGTCGCTTCATCGACTACGTGTGGGATGCAACAGTTCTCGCCAAGGATGGTCGTAAAGTTACAATGCGTGCAAACACCATGGAACTTGAAAAGGTCAACGTTGGTGAACGTGTAATCCGTGCTGCTGCTCAGGCACAGCCAGATTTCACAAATGCTGGTGCAACTTTCACAAAGGTCGAATTAACTACTAAGAAGATTCGTCTTGACTGGGAAGTTTCAGCAGAAGCGCTTGAAGATAATATTGAAGGTGCAGCACTTGAAGATCATCTAGTTCGCTTGATGACCAATGCTTTCGCTAACGATATTGAAGACCTCGCTATTAACGGCGATGGATCAACAGGCAACTTCCTTTCAATTATGGAAGGTTTCGTCCACTTAGCAGGAGACAACTCAGATGCTCATGAATCAGCAGTAACAGTTGTTGACGACGCTTGGACAACAAACGTTATGCAAGATATCATTCTTGCTATGCCACGTAAGTACCGTGCACTTAAGAACAATCTTAAGTTCTACGCAGGTACAGATGCATTCCAGGGAATCGTTAAGAATAACGGAACTCTTGCAGATGCAATCGCTGAAGCCTTTGTTAACAAGGGTCCAGGTACAGAGGCAAATCGTCAGTCATACCTTGATGGCGCAGGACAGACATTCGGTGGAGCACGTACAACTCGTGTTCTCGGAGTAGAAGTCATGGAAGTACCTTACTACCCTGCAGGATATGTCGACTTGACATTCCCACAGAACCGTGTATGGGGATTCCAGCGTGATATCACAGTAAATCGTGAATACATCAACAAGAAGGACACAATCGAATACACAGTATTCATCCGCTTTGGTATCCAATGGGAAGAACTTGATGCAGTTGCTTACGCAGATGCAGCAGCAAACTCTTAATTAGAACCAAACCTAGAGGGGGAGTAGACTAAACATCTGCTCCCCTTCTTCACATTCTGGTATAATGACATATGAGGAGTTATAATGACTATTGAAGAATTATCTAAGAAAACCGTAATGGAACTAAAAGCCTATGCAAAAAAGAACAATATTGAACTCTTTGACTCTAAAACAAAACTAGAGATCCTTGAGATTCTTGCTAGTTGGGCACCCAACGAAAATGTCCAGGTAGACATAAAGAAAAAAGAAAAAGATTCAGCAGTATACTCAACAAGAAATATTTACTGGAGTGGCGTTGGTACTCTTAGCATTGGATACAATATAGTTACTAAAGAAGATGCTGACAAGTGGTTGACACGCAAATCCGTTAGATCGGCTTCTCCAGAAGAAGTAGCAAGGCACTACGGTAAATAACCATGCAAATTCTTAGACTTCCTCCGTATCCAATTTCCATAACCTATGATGTTCCGCTTGGATCAACTCAATACGTTTTTGTAATTGATGACGTTGAAAATCAGTCCATAACACAACAAACTGTAACATCTACTGTAGGCAAAAAGGCAACCTTAGAACTTCCTGTAGAATTTTCTAAATATGATAAATCATACTCTCTTGCAATATATAGACAAATTTCTCAAGGGGTATTAGATGATGAAGCAGTTGTAGAAGATAACCTTGATATTACAAGACCGTATATTGATCCAGCATCACTAGGTGTAACAGCAACAGAGATTGCTCAATACACAGAACAAGAAAATCTTGCAAGAACTATTATTGACAATATCACTGGTGGGTTTTATAATAAAAAGACATACCTTGAAACTGTTGGTCAAGGCACAGACTATATCCCACTATGGGAAAGAACAAATAAAATTTTAAAGGTATACGAAAATGCAGAACTAGTATACGATGTTGACAGCGCAGATGGTCCAGCACTTGGAGACTACAACTTCCTAATAACAAAAGATAAGACTGCAATTACAAAAGATCCTGTTGCTTATACTGATGCAATTAACCGTGCTGAGCGTAAAAACTCAAATATGTTTGTTGCCCCATCAGATTCATTTGCTTTATTTGATACAGAAGACAGCGGAAATATTTATACTATACATGGTGGCGTTGGATTTAATGAGGGATATGATTATATCTTTTTGTTAGAAACAGGATACAAGGTGGTTCCATACGATATCCAAGATGCTACAAGAATGTTAATTGAAGACATTCGCTGTGGAAAGTTAGATTATTACAAGAGATATGTAACATCCTATAATACTGACCAATTTAAGATTCAGTTTGATAAAAAGATTTTAGATGGAACAGGAAACATACTGGTAGATAAGATACTTTCAAAGTATACTAAGTCTATTGTTAAACTTGGGGTTTTATAATGCAGTGCGAACTTACTGACTTTATGTACCCACTTCTTGCAGATGTTTACTACCCTTTGGTTGATCAAGGTCCTTATGGAAATGTTAAGAAGACTTGGGTTTTAAGTAAGACCATAGCCTGTAATTTTTCAAGTGGCGGGGCAGCCATGAAGGAAGAAGTAAAGCCTAATGTCAATATTACACAAGACTCAATTTTGCTCGGTAGGGTCAAAACAGATATTAGAGTCTCTGAGTCTGAAGATAAGAATGCGATAACAAATGTACTCATTACCAACATTCGTGATAGATGGGAAAGCCCAATATATCTTGAGACTTCTGGACCCCGTGCAGGAAGATCTACTTTGTATGAAATAGCCACTAATGAACCAACACTTGGACCCTTTGGAAGCGTAGAGTATTATAAACTGACAGTTCGTAGATCCGAGAATCAGGCTAGTGATATCTAATGAAACTTAAAGTAAACAGTGTGCAGTTTCAGAAAGATATGAAGAATATCATTAGGTATTCAGAAGGCTTTCTTGATGGCACAAAAGCAGGCAAAGTTTTATTTTTTAGAAATCTTGCTATAGAGGTAAAAAATATATTAGAAGAGTTTATAGATTCAAACGCATCTGTGAGTCCACAAACATTACACCATATGTATGAATGGAACCAAGTTGGTCAAGACTCAGGAAGACTTTTTAAGATAAATGCTGTTGCTAATGGATATGGAATTAACTTTACTGCAGCCTTTAATCAGTCTCAAACAATTAAAGATGGATCTAGAGTTCCATTTTATGACAAGGCTAGAATTATTGAATTTGGAATACCTGTTGTTATAGAGCCAAGAACATCTAATGTGCTTGTTTTTGAAGATAACGGAGATACGGTTTTTACTGCAGGTCCCGTCAATGTCAATAACCCTGGAGGAGTTGCAGCACAGGGTGGTTTTGAAAAAACATTTAATACGTTTTTTGCTAGATACCTAAGTCAGGCATTTTTAAGAAGTACAGGAGTTGCAGCATATCTTGAAAGACCAATGGTCTACAAGTCCAACCTTCAGGAAGGTAAAAGAATGGGCAGATCAGCAGGGTATAAAACAGGATATAGATGGATTGCTAGCGCAGGGATGACAGGAAGATAATGGCTAACGACACACTACTAAATACTCCAGTTCTCTGGATTAATAAATATCTAGAGTCAAAGATTCCTTTGCTCTCTAACATTGAGGTACCACTTTTTCCATCTACTCCAACAGCCCTGACAGACCTTCAGCAGTCCTTTCCAGAAGGAGGGGTTATGGGAACTTGGGACAGACTAATCAAGATGAACCGTAGAGGTTTCCCACACATTAAATGTGAACAACTTCTGTATTATTTTTATGCTACAGCAGAAAATTCAATAGAAAATATGATCCAGATTCAGGAGGCAGTATTTCGCCTTATGGATAGATATGACGAAACAGCAGAAGAAATTAATAACTGGTGCTCAAATAGACAGGTAAATCTAGGCACAGATGCCAATCCAAACCTTATAGACAATATGTTTTATTTTCACAATTTTAAGGTCTATCAACTGGAAGAAACCAGAGACATTATTGACTTCGGAACAGCCCGTACGTATGGCGGTAATAAGATTATTATTGATTTTGACTATCACCAGATGCCTGATTTGACCACAAATGACTGGGTACCTGAAAAGTTAGCCACCAAAGAAATCATTTAAAAGGCTGTTATAATTAACCTTGAGGAAACAAACGCCATACAACTTAATACACTATTCTTAAGAAAGAGGTGAACAAATGGCTTATAGTCGTGGAAGTTCAACCAACATTATCGTTGGTGCTGCAGCACTTTTCGTTGCAGATACAACCCTAACTCCAGGAACATTGGAGACAGCAGTATCAGGAGAATCATTCCGTGAGACACTCGCAGATGACGCAACCTATACAAACGTAGGGTACACAATGAACGGACTAGAACTGCAGTTCCAGCCTGACTTCGGTGAAGTTAGAGTGGACCAGATTCTTGACGTTGCAAAACTTTACAAGCAAGGAATGCAAGTTAATCTTGCAACTGCTTTTGCTGAGGCTACACTAGAGAACTTGCTTCTCTCACTAGCATACAGCGACGCACAACTAACAGGTAACAAGTCAACATCAGCAGGACAGGCACTTAACCTTTCTGCAGGTGAACTTGGAGAATGTCCAGTTGAGCGTGGAATCGTTGCAGTAGGACCAGGTACAGGTGACTGTGCTGAGTCTGCTTACATCGAACGTGTCTACTCTGCATACCGTGCACTTTCAATTGAAAATGTTACAGTATCTGCAAAGCGTGACGAAGCATCTATGTTTGAAGTTTCATTCCGTCTTCTTCCAGAAGATGCATCAGGATCATATGGTAAGATCGTAGATCGTACCTGGACACCTGCTTCATAATTTAATATAAATTAGCGACTAGGCCTGTCTCTTCGGAGGCAGGCTTTGTTGTTTTATGCTAGAATAGATTACATATGGCTACTATAGTTTATTCCACAAAAACAGTTGAAACCGTTGATGGTATTCAGATAGAAATGTCACCTCTTAAGATTAAGTATCTTAGAGAGTTCATGGATGCTTTTAATAATATGAAGACGGCAGAAACAGAAAATGACTCTATCAACATTATTACAGAGTGTGTAAGGATTACTATGAAACAATATTATCCTTCTTTATCTGAAAGCACAGAAGATATAGAGGATAACTTTGATCTACCAACCGTATACTCTATAGCAGATTTTGCTGCAGGGATAAAGGTAAGAGAAGACTCTTCAGACTCTGTTAAAGAACAGGCAGAGCAATCTTTAAAGTCCAAAGCAGATAAAGAAGGCGTTACCTGGCAATCATTGGATCTGGCTAAACTTGAGTCAGAAATATTTTTATTGGGTATATATAAAGACTATGACGAACTAGAGAAATCTCTGTCTATGCCAGAGTTAATGTCAACACTTGAGGTCATGAGAGATCTAGATTATCAAGAAAAAAAGTTTTTAGCAGCAATGCAGGGTGTGGACTTAGATAAAGAGTCAGGTAAAGATAAGGGACAAAAGGAATGGGAAGACATGAAGGCCAGAGTATTTTCTAGAGGACAGTCTGCTGATGCTGATGATGTGCTATCTTTACAGGGTCCAAAAGCAAAGCAGTTAGGGTTTGGAATAGGCCTTGGTCTTGATTATGAGGATGATCGAGACCCCTCTCTTATGCTATAATTAACTTAACCTAATTAGGAGGGGTAAATGGCAACAACTGTCCATGAAGAAAGAGTCGTCACATTAATTGACGGCACAAAGGTTAAAGTACGACCACTGAAGGTATCACTTCTACGCACATTTATGAAGACGTTTGAAGGTCTTGGAGCAGTCCAAGCAGATAACGATAAGTCAATGGATGTTCTAGTTAGTTGCGTGCAAATCGCAATGAAGCAGTACAAGCCAGAGTTGGCTGAAGATACTGAAAAGTTGGAAGATCTACTTGATCTACCAACGGTGTACGAAATCATTGAAGCAGCATCAGGTATTAACTTGACTGATTCAGCCTTGCTTGCTCTTGCAGCGCAAGAATAAAAATTAAATAACAGGAGATCATGGTTGGTTAAATGGCAGATGTAAATAGCAATATTTTTATAAATATTGATACGGCGCAAGCCATGTCTGCACTTCGTGGACTTGATAAGCAATTATCTGCCTTTAACCGTTCCATGATTGTTGGAACAAAGGCTGCTCAAGCAGCCCAAGCAGACTTTACAAGATCGCTTCTTCACAACGTAAATGCTACTGGAGCCTTCACTGGCTCTATGGCAAAGATGACAACATCAACGGATCAGTTTTCAGAAAGACTTGAACGTGGTAGGTTATCTCTTCGTGAGTACTATAGATATGGTATGGCTTCCACAAGAACTTTTGGAAGAGCCTTTGGCAAAGAATTTGAAACAGTAGGAAACCTTGTACAAAAAAGAGTAAAGACACTACAAACACAATATGTAGGTTTAGGTCGTGATGCCCAGGGTGCTATAAATGCAATGAGCATGACCCCTAAGAAATTAAATTATAATGACCAACTAACAAGAATGCAGTCGGTTATTCAGCGTCAACAAATATTAAATAAATTACTTGCTGATGGATCCGTAAAACTTCTAAACTTTGGTAAAAATACCCAGTGGGCTGGTCGTCAGTTGATGGTTGGTTTTACCATCCCTCTGGCTATGTTTGCTGCCTCAGCCATTAAAAGTTTTAAAGAAATTGAAACACAAGCCCTTCGCTTTAAGAAGGTTTATGGAGAACTCTTTACAACACAA